ATTTTTTATGCTTATTGTTATTACTATTTATGCTGTAATTGTGACGGTATTGCTTATAGTATCTCTTAATGCATAATTGAAAATAGGAGTGATTAAAATGAGTTTCATGAATTTTAAAGCATTGTCTAATTCAATTGATTTTAACGTGAATAGTATTTATGATGTACTTGTGTATTTCGTTGATATTGCGTCCGATTGCTTGATACAAACTCGGTTTGTTGATTGCATTGACGTATACGGACTTAAGGATGTACTTGATGATGGCGTGTTTCACGTTCCGGGTGCAGTCTGTTTAGGCTATCTTATTACTCGGTGATTGAGAAAAAAGGGGGAATTTGAGCATGTTTTGCAAGCGTAATACTTGTGATTTCGTCAAGGGTTATAGGGTTCGTAGTGAACAGCGTGTTAAGGCCGTTGTTATTAGTGCGAAGTGTTTTAAATGTGATTCGTATGTGTCGGATTATGTGTTTGCGTGTTGTCGTGATATTGTTGATTTGATGCGGCGGGGATTGTGGGAAGGGTGAGATAAATGGCCTATTAGCTCAGTTGGTTAGAGCGGCATTCTTATAAAATGTGCGTGCCGGGTTCAATTCTCGGATAGGCCACGCGATTTATGATATATTTGGTCATGGCATGTCGTTTGATGTGTCATGACCTTTTATTTGTGAGGTGTTTTGATGGATATTAGTTCGATTGTAACCGTTGTCGGAAGTGTTGGTTTTCCGATCGTTGCGTGTTGCGGCATGGCGTGGTTTATCGCCACGACGTTCAGTGATTTTAATGATTTGATGACAAAGAATAATGTGCTGACTGAAGAACTTATTGTGTTGCTTAAGGATAACCAGGGGGATAGTGATGCCTCGAATATGGCGTAGCGCGTTAGCTTGTGTTTGTGCCTTGATGCTGACTGTTGCACCTTCGGCTAATGCGGATATGCGTGGTGTGGATGTGAGCAATTGGCAGTGTGATATCGATACGTACGCGCTTGACGCTGATTTCGTTGTGGCGGGCACCACGTGGGGTACCGGCGGTTTCAACAACATGTGTCTGATTAATGGTGTGAATCAGGCCGCGAACTATCAACTTGGACGCGCAACGAATAGCGGTAAGAGCATCGGCGTATATCATTACGCGATGGGGCGCGACGCGAACGCGGAAGCTGACTTTTTTATAGACAACGTGCGCGGATACGTTGGAAACGCTGTACTTGTTTTGGATTGGGAATCTCAGGATAATCCGCAGTTTGGTAATGGCGCGTGGATTGAAACGTGGGTGCGTCATGTGCATGACCGCACGCAGGTGTGGCCGATTGTCTATGTTCAGGCGTCCGCGTTGGGACAGCTTACTTCGTTCGTGCGGGAGCATTGCGGCGTATGGATTGCGCAGTATGCGTCTATGAATGCGACTGGGTATCAGGAAACGCCGTGGCTGTATGGGGCGTATGGTGAAGCCATGCGTCAGTATACGTCGAATGGATATGTGTCGGGGTATGCCGGACGATTGGACTTGAATTATTTCCGGGGCGAACGATGGCAGTGGGATGCATACGCGCATGGCGATGGCGCGAATGTATCCGCGTCGGAAACGAACACGGGGGGCAATGTATCGCAGTCTGCTTGCGTGGTGGTTGTATCGGGGGATACGTTGTCCGGTATTGCTGAGCGTACTGGACTGTTGCCGTGGCAGTCGTGGCATGGTTATGGGTCGGGCAATCCGGCTGTGATTTATCCCGGTGAAGCCGTGTGTTATGGCGGTGGCGTGGCGGCGCGGCCGAATGCGGTACGTACGCATACGGTTGTGTCCGGTGAGTCTTTGTGGTTGATTTTCGGCGGTGATTGGGCGCGTGTCGCGTCGCTTAATGGATTGTCTAATCCAAGTCTGATTTATCCGGGGCAGATTTTGCGTTATTGAGAATCAATATCAATAATCGGCGTGTCGCTTTTTGCGCACGCCGATTTTGTGCTATAAATATTTATGTCACCAAAATGGTTGACAGAAAAAACAAATACAAAGGATAACAAACATGCGAAAGATACGTAAGGTAATCGCCGACAGCACCATACACTATTATGACAGGGACGGTGTCGGACAGACATTCCACACTAACGGAAACGTTCGTAATGTTGAAATGGCCGTCAAAGTGCTTATGGACGCTGGTATTGTTAATATCTTGGTTGACGATATCACCGTAAACAAGAACACGTATGTCATGGACGTTGATACGTTCATTGAGCACGCGGAACGTGTCGCAACTGACGTAACCGGTTCCGATACTGACAATGATAACGACAAAGATATTGAATTCTGAAAGGAACTGAAATGAACGAGGAAAACGAACAGATGAACGAGGAAAACGAACAGATGAACGACACTACCGTGAATGAAACCGCGCAGAGCACCGCTGACCCCTATCGTTATATTTGTACGATGGACAACAGCACGTTCGAGGGAAAGCGCGCCATTGTCAACGCACGTAATAACGCGTTGTCGCTGAACGGACGCGGTGCGGAGCCATTGACGGTTATCGGCGCTTATATCGCGCCGGGCGTTCGTTCTCAGACCGGTCAGAAATGCGCAAACGTCTATCTTTTCGGAAAAGACGGCAATACGTATTTCAGTCAGTCACAGGGAATCTACCGTAGCGTGTTGGATATCTACGATATGTTCCCCGATTTCAACGCGCCGGACGGTATCACCGTCGCGGTCAAGCAGACTTCGCTGGCTGGTGGTCGTTCCACGAAATCGCTTGAAATCAAGTAGTTCGGAATGAAACAAAAAAGTGCCATACATATGCTATGGCACTTTTTTTATAAAGGTGGCGAACATGCCTAGAGCACATAAACAAGCGGACGTATTGACCGCGAAACGCAAGCGCGTGCGTCGCGCTATAAACAGTCTGAAAAAAAGCATTACCGACACCATGCCCGAAAGCGAAGCGAACGCACGACGCGCCTACATACAACGGCTTGAAACGCAGTTGAAAAACACGTATGTTGGCCGTGTCCGTAATAGCGGCATGCGGAATGAACTGTATCAGCGTGCGAACGAAACCGCCGATAAACTCGTGCGACAGGTAAGCGAGGTGCGCGGCGGTAAAGGTCGGGCGAGGGAGCGTGTGCGTTCGTTCAACATCTTTCGAGAGGAAATGCGCATGGCGTCCAAAGGAATGCCAAGCGCGCTGGGAGACCTTGGCCGGGAAAAAGTCAAGGTGTTTTGGCGATACACACAACACATATGGCAGAAATCGAATGTTCCGCCGAACAAACGATTAGAGGTCATTATGAAAGCGTATGACGCTGATTCGCTCAGTGAGCTTTTTGATACTATCATGCAACGAAACGAAAAGGTGTTGGAGTATGCCAAAAATATGAAAATGCATACAGGCGAATTGGAGGATTACACGGACTTTGACGGCGGTAGTCCGATTTGGTTGATTGCGGTCTCACCAGATGTAGTACGATGACAAAGCGCAAGGATTTTAAGATTGCGGCGATATTCGATACCGAAACAACGAATATTGGCGAAGGTGCCGAAACACGTGCATATCCGATATTATACATTTTCAACGATTTGCGTAACACGCCGCTGGAATCGTACACTCCCGACACGGATGATGTACGGTTTTACCGGCACACGTCCGAAGCGTTGGCATACATTGATAATCTTATTGAATGTGGCCATGCGCACGATTTTGTTCCGATAATCGCGGCCTATAACCTTATGTTCGATATGCAAACACTTATGTTGGAATTGGCGCAGTCGTACGCGATTGAGGTCAATGCGCAGACCGCTACAAGCGTGTACACGCTCGATTTGCGCGTGGGCGATGATGTGGTGTGCCGTTTTTGGGACACGTTTTATCTTGAAATGGGCGGATTGCGCGCGATGGGCGAAACATGCGGATTGCCGAAAGCGGTGGGCGATTGGGATTACTCACTTGTGCGTACGCCTGAAACATCGTTGACGGAAGAAGAAAAATTTTACGCACGTCGCGATGTGCAAGTGATACCACAATACTTGCAATGGCTATTGCGCGCTAATCATTGGCTCACGTCTGACATGCTGGGGTGCCGCGTGCTTACCAAGACATCGCTTGTGCGGCAGATGGCACGGCGTGAAATCGGCGGACGGCGCGTCACGTTGCAAGGTGGTAAGAAAATCACATTGCAACGTGCTTTCGAGATGACGTGTAATCAGGAATTTCCGAAGGATTATGAATCGTATGCGCTTCGCAAGGCATGTTTCCGTGGCGGGCTGACGTTTACGAGTGCTAAAACCGCTAGTGTTGTCGTGGATAACGTCGCGTCCTTGGATGTCACGTCAATGCATCACGCTTTCATTAATGGCCGACGATTGCCGGTGAAATTTGCGTCAGCGCCTATGGATATTTTGCAAATCGCATGCGAACGCATTGTTAATACGTCGCTTGAAGATGTGTTGCTGAATTATGATGATCCGTTTCTTACAGGATTACATGCGGCGGTGCGATTTACGAATCTCAGATTGCGCGAAAACACATGTTTCGATGCGTGGGGGATTGCAATATGTCCACGTTCCAAGTTTGTGAAAACGTTGCAAGCGGACACCGATTACAGCAATAACGAACGTGCGAAGACACAGGATAACAGTATTCGTGCGCACGGCTATGTGGATGCCGCCGTTAATCCCACATACGCTTTCGGAAAATTGTATCGGGCGGACGAATGCGTATTACACGTTAACGAAATTGAACTGTGGAATATCGGCCAGGTGTACGACTATGACGAAATGCAAGTACTGTACGGCGAAAGCACCACTAAAACCATAATTCCGCCTGATTACGTAACCTTGCAATCCAATATGCTTTTCGCGCGTAAAACAGATGTGAAAAACCTTATTAAGGGGTACACTGAGGGCGTGCCATACGCGGACGATATCCCGGAATCGATACCGGAAGGAATCGCTCACGACGCGAAGACAGGCGAACTGAGTATGAAATTCCTACAATCCTACTACGGTTCCACCGTGAAAGGCCAATTCAATGGCATCTATGGAACACAGGCACAAGACGTTATGAAAGCGGATTATCGCGTGACGGAAAACGGCGAGCTTGAAGTCGATGAAACCACTGTTTGCACTCCCGAGAATTTTGCGAAAAAACGCCCGAAAACACCACGCGTCCTATACACGTACGGAATGCGAATCGTAGCGGGCAGCAGAATGCACCTATTGATAGCCATGATGCTGATATACCGTCATTTCGGCGCACGCGTAGCGGTCACGGGCGGCGATACCGATAGCTTGAAAATCAGTTGCGATAACGATGTGAGCGATGCGGAATTGCTGGACGCGCTCAAACCTCTACATAACGCGATTGAAAACGCAATCAACCGTACCATGCGACGCGTCCGAAACACCGCGTCCGACATGGCATCAACGTTAGATCATATCGGAAAGTTCGAGGTTGAGGACTGTGGCGGTGGCACGCGTTATGCCGAACATATGGAATTGTGGAATAAAGCACGCGTTAGTTTGGATAAGAACGGGCGCGTACATGTCACTTGCGCCGGATTGCCGCGACCGGACGGTGTGTACACCATTGAAGATTTTATAGCAGATCTCATGCATGCGGGGCACGGTTTCCGCGAAACCGTACAAATATCGCTTGGTTATGACGTATTGGTGGATTATGAGATCTGCCACACGTTGCAACGCAACCGCCCGCATGTATGGGACAGGTATGCCGGCACCGTCACCGATTATCAGGGCGCGACATATCATGTTGACGCGCCTGAAGCGATAGCATTGTATCCGTCCGGCAGATGGCTGGGCGAATCGGACAAACAAGCTAACGGCGAGAATCTGACATACATACGAAACACGTATAATAGGAATGCGGAAACAACGCCCCGCGAACTTATTATGCGGGATGGCAAACCTATGATTGTGAGTATTGATGGCGAAATATTATTATGATCGGCTTAGAACACAGATATTGCCGCGCGACGCTGACGTAAATCTTATAATTGGCGCGCGTGGTCTCGGTAAAACTTACGGCGTGCGCCGGTACATGTTGGAGGATTATATTAAAAACAATATCTGTTTTGTTGAAGTCACACGGTACCGAGAGGAAAATAACGACGTGGCGGCAAAATATTTTGACAGGATAATAGAAGATAATATTTTTCCCGACTACGATTTTAGAGTACATAACAAGGTAGCTGAAATACGTCGTAATGGCGATAAAAATTGGCGGACATGTGGTTATTTCATCCCATTATCATTACAGCAGCAGAAGAAAAAAAGCACATATGTTAATGTACGTAATATTTGCATGGATGAAATTATTATAGACCCCGACGATATATACCACCATTATTTACGCAACGAATATGAACAATTAGCTAATCTTGTAGACACCGTAACGCGTGAACGCGCCGACGATAGCAAACTACGTAAACCGCGAATCTTTTTATTAGGTAATGCGTGCGACGCATATAACCCGTATTTTAAACATTATGACGTTCCCTTAGAACCCGAGTTTGGGTTGCAATGGCTTGACGGTAAAACGTGTATTTTCGATTATGTTGAAAATGATACATACGCTGCGCAGAAAACGAAAAACACAGTCGCGGGGCGCATGATGAAAAATAACGCTGACGTCACCGCTAAAAACAAATTCAAGCACTATAACACTGATTTTCTTGAAAAACCGCACAAACACGCTAAACTTACGTATGTCTTCCGTTGGTTGCGGCGCGAGTATGGCGTTTATGTTGATTTACGTTGTGGCTACGTTTTTGTATCCTCAAAATATGATGCGGGCGCACATGTGCCATATTTCGCGATCACGACGGACGATAATAAACTTAATTACCTTACGGCAAATGTGGCAAAGGACTTGATTAGAAATCTTACGTCATATTATGCATTAGGATACCTACGTTATGACACGGTGGAAACGCAACACGCTGTAATTGCAATGCTTAGAAATTTCGGTGTAAAATAACCACGGCATACGCAAGGTGCCGTAACGAGGGCGATAAAACATTATCATTGATAACCACGGTTGACTCCGCCAATGATATGGCCGTGAGGGAAAAGCGCGCCGTCCATCGTTGTGAATCATGTTGCACGTATGCTATTCTTAAGTCGTGCCGGTTCGGTATTCGTTCGCCGGCACGACTTTTTCATATATGAAAGGAAAAAATAATGGATGACGAAACTCCCGAGGAAAGGGACACCGCCGAACGCGATGATCTTACGGAAAACGAAGCGCATCGCGCGGGCGAATTTGCTGATTTGCGCGATATGCTGCGTGACGTGCTTGACAAGGTGAGTGAATTAAGTGACCGCACGGACGCAATTAGCGAACGAATCGACGGCATATATGACAATTTCACCGACTCCGTTGCGCAAATGGTTGAAAACGGCGCAACAGTCAAGGAAAACGACGATGACGCTGCGGAAGCGATCGCGCAAGCGGCGGCGGAAGACTTGGAAAATCTCGACTACACGCTTTAATCGATGGGAGAAAATATTATGGCTGTAGACAATGCGACAATTTTGGATAAGGTGCGTGCCAAGGGTACCGACGATTATCAGCAGCGTATCCCGAGCGCAACGCAGACAGGCGTAGCGAACACCATGCGCTACTTGTTCGATCCGATGAACCGCCAATATTTAAACGACTGTGTTTGGAACATGGTCAATCGTATCGGACTAACCGTAATGGCGCAAAACGCGCCGTTTGAAAACCCGTTGGCGATTTTCAAAAAGGAAAACTTGTACTGGGGTTCGACTGTACAGGAAATCGCAGTCAAGTGGATTAAGGCGCACGGTTATAAGGATGACGCGGAAGATTTGTTGAAAATGCACCGTCCCGAAGCGGCAGTGTGGTTCTATGAAATGAACCGCCGTGACCAATACCCGATTTCATGGGTCGATGACGAATTGCGTCAGGCGTTCGTGGATGATTTCGGCTTGAACCGTTTCGTTGCGCAGATTATGGAAACGCCCCGTAATTCCGACAATTACGATGAAATGAATATCATGCTTGCGCTGATCCGTCATTACGAGCAGAATCTTGGTTTCTACAAAGTGCATCTTGACGCGGTGCCGAGCGACCAAACAACCGCTAAGACGTTGCTCAAGGCATTGCGTGCGACCGCCGGACGCATGCAGTTCCCGTCAACGCAGTACAATGCGTTGAATGTCACCGACATTCCGGCGTATGCCAACCCGCAGCAAATGGTGTTGTTGATCGAGCCGGAATATCTCGCTTCGCTCGATGTCGATGCGTTGTCTGCCGTGTTCCAGCTGGATAAGGCCGACGTGCCGTATCGTATCATTCAGGTGCCGTCGCTTGGTATCGACGGTGCTGTGGCGTTGCTTGTTTCGACTGATTGGTATCAGGTGCGAGACACCATGTATGGCACTACGCAGTTCTACAATCCGCAAGCTGTTTCCAACACGTTGTACTTGAATCACTGGGGCATTTATGGCGTGTCGCCGTTTACGCCGTGCGCCTTGTTCACCACCGACGCGGGCACATCCATCAAGGTTGTGACTCAGACAGTGACCGGTTTCACGCTGACCCCAACGACGGCCACCGTCAAGGCAGGCGACTTGTTGCAGCTCGCACCGAAACTCACTGCCACCGTCACGCCAACCGGCACCGCCATTCAGGTGGCACCGAACGCGGCGACGTACGAGGTTGCGGCGAACCATGCCGCAAGCGGGGATGACGCGCACGGTGCGGCGTTTGATCTCAACGTTAATACGTTCGTGGATGACCAAGCGCGCTTGCATGTCCAGCGTGATGGCCTTGTGGCCGGTGATGTCATTACCGTGACGGGCACCGCCACGTATGTTAATCCGAACGGTGGGACTACGGAACATTCCGCAACATGCACGTTCACCGTCGCGTGATCTGAAATCATTTATGATATAAATGAGTGGTGTTTCATGTGAAGCACCACTCATTTTTCATATAAGAAAGGGTGTGAAAATGGGCTTCCCACATTTGCAAAACGCAACGACGTTCCCCGGCACGGATACGCGCGTATACGAGCAGTACCGCAACGTTTTCGATTACAATGTTTGGACTCCGAACACTGTAATCAAGTTGTGTCATGTGAATTGGTACGATGATTACCACGATGTCGTTAAATTCTCCGATGACGTCGCACGCGACGCATGGTTTGACAAACTGGATGGCGAAACCGTCAAACTGACTACGAACATGTACATTGCACGCGCCGACACGGACGGCATAAAATTACCCGTGCCCTACATGACGGCGCAACAATACAATTACATTGTCGTTGACTTTTCACATGATATTGTTAATACGCCGTATCAGAATGCCGACGTGCAGACACGCTATCATTTTTTCATCACTTCCGTACGCGCGGAAGCGCCGAACACGACAACATGCACGCTCATGCGCGACGTATGGACGGACTATATCAACAGCACCACAATCAACGGTTTACTATTGTCACGCGGACACGCGCCGTTGACGGAAACGACACCGCAAGAACTGCTAAAGAACCCACGGGAGAATTGCCGTGATTTTACGTTGCCTGATATCGATTATGGTAGCGCGGCATTGAATATAAGAAAAAGCACGCCGTTTAATCTGCAAAACGGTACAAGATACATCTGTTTAGCCGCAACGTTTTCGCCTGAACAATTGCAAACCATGAGTAACGCGCGGGGCACGAACATTACGGACAGTGACGCGACATACAACAATAACGACAATGTGGTAGCGGATTTCGCGTGGGGTGCCGGAAACATTTCCACGACAAACGTCACCGGCGCGGGCACGTCCTATAATTCTGTTGATAATCTCACTGCAAGCAACGTAAGCATGTATGCGCTTGAATCGTCCAAAATATCGGGCGAATATTTTGACACGCTTTTCGCATATTATCCACATATCATGTCGCAAATTACAGCGGTTTTCGTCGCCACCGCAAACATGATGCGACTTGGTAACGCTATCAGTGTGAACGGCGTTGAATGGAATACAGTCAGCGGTGCTCGTACGAAAATATCCGATATTAATTTAACGATCAACGATTTTGGTTACGCCAATGAATACGCCAAAATAACACGACTGTATCTTGCACCCTACGCGCACCTCGAAATATCCGATAATCTCGGTAATAAAACCCGTGTGGAAATAGCCGACTGCGGGCGACTTTCGGTGCAGACTATCACATCTCTCAGCTATCCGATATTGCGACAAATCGCATGGCTTGACGGAATAGGAAGCGACGGTGATACGTCCATTACCGTTAACGCTATCGACGGAACTAGCATTACCGCCGACGTGCCGAACGCGGACGTGCTCAAAACACTCATATCGCACGACATACCGACTTACGCGCTGCAACGTCGCGCGATCGACGCGCACCGCGCCGACGCATACAATAGAGAAGTCGCGCAAGCACGCGAAAACGCCATTATATCGTACGAAAACGGCGCACGCTCGGCTAACGTGGCATTGAGCAACACTAACCGAAGCAACGCGAACAGCATCGCCAACACGAATCTTACGAACGCGCTCAATTCCACCGTCACGGCCAATTCAAACAACGCGTCTAATGCAATCTACAAAAACAACGTGACACAACAAAATTTGCTACTGAATGCATCTAACAGCAAAATCGACGAAATGAACACGGCCACGTTAGACCTAACATCTAATCTCGTAAACACGGAAATCACGGCGAGCGCGATTGGTACCGTCACGGCGGCAATAGGCGCGATAGGCACGGCGGCGACCGGCATAGCGGTGACGGCGGCGACGGGCGGCGCGGCGGCACCAATGGTTGCGGCGGGACTCGGCGCAGCCGGAAGCGTCGGCTTATCAGGCGCGAGTTTCGCCACCGGTGCATCCAAGACGGCAGCGGAAGCCGGTTACAAGCAAGCGTACAACGATGCGGCGGCGTTCGCGGCGAAGAAATACAATGGTCAAGCCAATAGCGTCAGCATCGCAATGGCGGGCACGCAAAACATTCAATCCACGACGCTTAACACCGACAACACGAACGCAAGCAACGCCACAAGCAGCAGCGTTGCGGCCAACAATGCGAACACATCGAACGCGAACGCGGCGGCGTCACGCAATCAGAGTGTGAACAATGCCAAACGTGTCATGACTAACACGCGTTCCAATGTCAGCATGGCGTGGCGTGACTTACTCAATCATCCCGCGCAACCCGTTGGCGCGTATGGCGGCGATAACTTCAAACAGGCTGCGGGGCTTGATACCATGACAATCAAAATCGTTACCGAAGACAATGGCGCGATAGCGGCGGCGGGCGATTACATGCTGCGTTATGGCATCGCAAGCAACAAACTTTACAGCCGTCCGTCGTTGACACCTTGCAAGCATTTCGCGTATTGGCAATGCGCTGATATATGGATTATCTGTCCATTTGCGCAAAACGAGCAATTGCAGACGATCAGGGATATTTTCAGCAACGGTGTTACAATATGGACGAAACCCGAGGAAGTCGGCGGCGACTTCACACACGATAATCTATAAAGGTAGGAAAGTATGGGACGTAAACGCACGCATAAAAGGCCGTTGACCCGTGCGGAAATGGGTGAACGTGGCGCACCGGTGTGGCAGCAATCACAAGCGCTCAATTCACAAGCGTATTCAATGGCGTATTCGCAAATGTTGAATATCGCATTATCTCGTTTCAAGTGGCTTAATCTGCCAAAAACTTGCGACGCATGGTTTTTGGAATACAATCTATTGTATTTCGGCTACGCCACGATCGCGTTTCCGCATAGCAAACCGGGCGTGTTTTTCAGCACGCAAGCGGTGACTACCTCAAGTTTCAATGTCTATTACAAACCGAAGAAATGGGATAGTTACGGTATTAACGGTTGGCGTTTTCCGGTTAACAATTCAAACGGTGTTTTCATCTACGCTAACCGCGCACGTACGCCACTCATTCCGACTATTGAATTTTTCGCGCATGAAATCGAAGATTTGTACATGACGCGACGGCAGAACCGTTTCAATCAGAAGACACCGTTCATACTTGAGGTTCCAGCCGAGCAGCAAACGGCGGGCATTAACGTTATCAAGCAAATCTCAGGCGGTGAAATGGCAATCATGGCGACACCGGGCTTCACCGATTCCATGAAAGCGAACGTGTTAAAAACCAATGTCGATTATATCGGTATGGAATTGCAGAACGATATTCAAAACACTTGGAACGCGTTCTACCAATCGCTCGGCATTAAAAATCTTCCGTTGAAAATGGAACGACAAACCGCCGACGAAATCAACGATTACGGAGAACCGACTGACTTACGCGCGCTCAGCGAATTGGAAGAACGACGTGCCGCGTGCGATATTCTCAACACAAGATTTAGAAAATACCTCAAGAAACCGATACAAGTTGTATGGAACGAAGACAATGTTTCCCGCAACTACGCTTACTTGACGGACGTTGAAAGAATGAACGACGATGACAATGCAGAATGACATAAACTATTATCAGCCATGCGAATCGTACGACGATTTTCATGGCGTGATGACATACACGTTTGGCGAACTGCTCGACGTGCCGGGCGGTGTTGACTGGAATAATGCCGCATGGTCATGGCGGGACATTGCCTATGACGACACGCAATACACGCGCTGCTGCAAGAAAATCGAAAACCGTTTCTATGACAGGGAGTTAGGCGTTATGCCACCGTCAAAATGGCGGCGACACTTTCTACGCCTTATCCAAGAAATCATGCCGACGTTACGCCCGCTTTATGCGCTTGTAAGCAATAATCCTGATATAATTCTCAGTGATAGCGACATATGGCACAAAATGCGAACCGTTTACAGTGATTTCCCCGCAACGCAACTAGCCGAAAACCAAGACTACGCAAGCAACGCGACCGATAATCAATACGAGACAATCGCAAACGGTGATTTCATGGACAAAGCCAATCGCATACGCAACGGCGAATACGTCGATATAGACGTAATGCTGCTCGACCACCTTGAAACATGTTTCAGCCCATTATGGACGATCAACATAAACAATTACTGAAAGGATAACACATGTTTCCACTACTCCCGTTTTTCTCGGTATGGCCGTACACGCCCGCCATACCCGCGTTCTATTGGAACGCCAAAAGCCAAGAAGAAATAATAAAACACATTGCATGCGAAATCGATCACATAACGGCGTATCTTGACGAAATCGTGACCGACATAAACAAAACATTGAAAGACTACGATACAAGAATAAAAAACATTGAAGCGAACATAAACGACTACGCCGTTGCCATAGCGCAACTGCAAGAACAAATCGGCCATATAGGAGACACACAACTAGTATGGAACGTTACAAAGGGCGAATACACTGACAGTAAAACCGCGCTTCGTGATTTGTACCGCGAACTAGCGGTATATGGCGCGCGTGTCACGCAAATAGCCGATATTAACACCGGCAAACTAGCCGAGCACCGCACCGACGAAACGCCCGCAGTCGGCAACCTGACCATATTCAACGACACCACGCCACGTGTCACTAATCCAACAACCGGTGAACAATATCCACCGTTAGCATGAAAGGGTAAATCATGGTTGACACCACAAATTACGCACTGGAAAAGTACGAATCGGGAAATTCCGCAAATCTACTTGACCAATATAACGCGTCAATGGATAAAATCGACGCGGCAATAAAAAGCGTCAGCGATAAAGCGGACTTAGCGCTAAACAACAACGCACTACCGGATGGGCTAGCCGCATTCCTAAAAGCGCTAGGCCTGACAGGAACTAACGCGCAAACACTTGGCACCACTCTCAATCACATATTAAACCGTACTGGCACGGAAATATTCACCGTCACCGATCTCAGCAAACTCAAAAAAACCGCAGAGGGTTATCCAATCCCCCCAACCAAGTAAAGGCGTACACTCATGCCATCACAAACACCGTTTTATCATCTGCCACTATACGAAACCGGCGATCTAGCCGATCTACGCGACGGATACAACGCGGCAATGCGCACACTAGACCGCGTAATCCACCAACTAAAAGTACAGGAAGAAATAAATCATCCAACAAACCTACGAAAGGGCAACTAACATGACCGACTACACAACCAACTTCAACCTCGAAAAATATCAAAACGGCGACGCGGCCAACCTCAACGATCAATACAACGCGTCAATGGATATTATCGACGATAACCTATACAAAATCAACACTAACGCAAACACTGCAGGCGGCAAAGCCACGCAAGCATTAGAAACAGCACAAAACAACAACAAAAATCTAACCGCGTTAGGCGTGACCGACACCGCAACCGCCACCGCGCTTAAAAACAAAATAGACAACACTAACACAACCGCAAACAATGCGTTGAACTTAGCGCAAACCAATGAAACAGCCGTTACCGCGATAAATGCAGACCTAACCGCAATAAATGCAAACCTAACCGCGCTGCACGCGAACAGCGTTAGCGACGCAACTGACTTATACAATACCGTACAAAAAATAGATGGCATATATTCAAACATAGAATTAAAACGAAAAACATACACAAATATCGCGATCATAGGCGACTCGATCAGCTACGGAACCGGCGCATCAACCCTAGCAATGTCATGGGCAAACCAATTCAAATCATACATAGGCGCGGACACCGTACAAAACATGGCACAAAACAACGCGGGCTATGTAAATGAACCAACGTTTCTATCACAATTGCAAGCAGTAAACAACAAAACAAAAATAACACACATAATAATCGCGGGCGGTGCAAACGACAAGCTGCAAACAGCAACTAGCATTACAACCGCAGTAAAAAAAACACTGCAATACGCGCTAAACAACTTTCCAAACGCGGAAATACATGTCGCACCCGTCGTGCTAGGCGTAAACGGTATGTTCCGTTACCACGCAAACATACCACAAACGCTAAACGCAATAGAGGAAGGAATAGCGCAAACACCAAACGTACACGAAATACAATACGCATGGGAATGGCTCAACGGACGCGAAGACTGGGCATCCACTAGCAGCGGTTCAATGGACGCAATACACCCAAACGACAACGGACAAAAACAACTGCTACGATTGTTCGCTGAATCACTATTTACCCGCAACAGCATTCACAACAACTGGAAAACCAACGTATCAGGCACAGACAATCACGGCCAAATAGTAAACAGCGAATCAGTATGCAATAACGGAATATACACGTTCAACTGCCAATTTAAAGTAGTAAACAACCACACAGCATACGCCGGAATAATCGCCACATGCTACGGACTATCCACAGTAAACAACTACTGCATAAGCTCAAACTACTTTAACGGAACACTATACGCGTCAACCAACACCGCACACCGCGGAATCGTCGCATGTACAACCGCAATACCAAACAACACAGAAATATACTGCACAGCAACACACAGCATTAGCGCATAAAAACAATAAATTAATATAATAGCCGGTTGACAATAATGTCAACCGGCTTA